TGTTTTGCCCCGTTATTGTCAAAGACGACGGAGACCGAAGCGAGGCGGGCGTCGGTGGCTCGAGGTAGGTTCTAAGGATGCTCCTTGCCACCCGGCCGAAGCCGAAGCCGAAAGAAGACGGGCGCGCCTCGCCTGTTCCCAACGGGTCCACCCTACTAACAGCGGACGCGGACCCGCGGGCGCACTGGGCTCAGTTCTGCCGCGCTTGGCACGGCTTCACGCCCGCCGCCGCCCAGCTCCAGCTTGCGACCTTCAAGCGGGCCAAGTCGAAGCGGAACAGCTCAGGCACGATTCTCGCCGGCAGAGCGTCGGGCGCGCCGGTTACGCTGACGCTTGGTAAAAAGTTTCTAACGCTGCGGCAAATAATTGACAAAAGCGCGGAATTCTACGCGGCGGCGGAGGCTGCCGGCGGCGGCTGCTACCTGTCCTGGGCTCCCGGGCTCGAGGGCGCGCCGGGCAAGAAATGGTCGCGCGCGCATATTGACACGTTGCTCGGCTGGGCGTTGCTTCTGCTCGACGTCGACCCACACAAAGAGTTGGTGGACGGCGAGCATCCGCGGGTGACGGAGCGCGCGCGCGAGAATGCCCGCGCCCGCTGCCGGGCAATTAGCGAGTGGATATACGAGCGCTGCGGGGTCTGGCTGGTTTGGATGTCTTCGGGCCAGGGGTACCAGGCTCAGATCTGGATCCGCGCGGACTACGAAGACCCGTCGGCGGCGAACGCTCAGCGGCGCGGGCTGCTTAAAGCGATCGACGAGGCGACCAGCGCCACGCTCGGGCCCGAGAACGACAGCGAGTTGGACAGCACACACAATGTAGACCGGCTGTCGCGCGCGCCGGGCTGGACGCACCCCCGCAGCGGGCGCATCGCCAGCTGGGAAGCGGGCGCGGATCTCCGCGCGGTCTGTCTCGACGCCCGGTCGTACGGGCGCGATATGCGCAGGGCGACAGCTCGAGCGCGGCGGAACAACGCCAGCCGGCCGGCCGCGCGGATCCCGGCTGCGGCCTACTCGGGCAAGCTTCAGCCACTGGCGGACGTGCTCGGGGAACTGACAGCGGCGCAGCGCGGCAGCGTGGGCCGAGCGGCGGCCCGACGGGCCTTTGCCCAGCTCCTGCTTGCCGACGGGATCGCAGCCGACGCCGTCCAGCAGGTTGTCAGCCCACAAAACGCATACGGGAACCTGGGGCACTGGTCCGCCGAACACCCGCGCGACCCCGACCCGGGGATCAATCGCGCGCTCGCCCGCTGGCCGGCGGGAAGGCGCAGCCGGTGGCTGAAGCGACACCGCGAAGCGGTCCGGGCTGCACTCGCGGGGACGTCGGCGGCAACGCAGCTGCTGAGGTTGGTCCCGTCGAGATCGGGGGCCGACTGGCATGCTGTCGGGCTGATCCTCTCCGAAGACCTGGACCCGGACCTGGTGCGCGGATTCTTGGCTTGCCGGGGCTGCGGGTCGGTTCAACAGACGGCCTTTGACGACACCGGCGCCGAAGCGTACAGGGTCTGGCTCCGCTGCAAAGGCCGCTACTGCTTCAAATGCGCCAGCTACCGGATCGAATTACAGTCCGCGCTCGCTGCGGCGGAATGGGCGGGCCGCCAGCTCTGTTGGACGACGTACGAGGAGCCCGCAGGCGAGGGCGCCGCGTGGATCGGTGACCGCTCGAGGTTTCGCCGCAGGTCGTTCAAGGCTCCTCGCTTCTCGGGCTATTTCCGCAGGGACGGAAAGTTGTGGATACGTCACGCTTGCTTGACGTCGGCCGAGGTTGACCCGCGGGCGGAGGCTTCCGCGCGTTTCGTGTCGGGCGCGGCGGGGCGGCGGGTCACCGGCGAGGAGGCTGCGATTCTGGTTGCGAATCTTCTGCTAGAGGATTCGTACACGATCGCGGAAATGACCCTTGGTGAGCTCCTCGCGGAGGCTCCGAGGCGGTATCGGCGGCGGAACTACTCCAACCCGCAAGGTACCTGGCTACGCTGGCCAGGCTGGACGGCGGCCAGCGCGGCGGCCAAAGAACGGGCGGCGGCGGAGGCCGCCGAAGACGCGGAGGCGAACGGCGTCGAGCTGGGGGAGGTCGTCGGGCATGAGGTCTCGCTGCGAGGTCGTCGGCTTTCGATCTCACAACACGCGCCCGGCTGGACGGCGATCCAAGGGCTGATTGACAGGCTGTCGGAGGGCGACCTGCCCGAGCCCGAAAGCCGCGAGGACTACCTGGCCGCTTGGCGCTCCGCGGGCGGGCTCGAGCGGCGCTACGGCTACGGCTGAGCGAGCGCCGGCAGGCGCGCCAGCCCGGCGCGTCGTTTCCCGCGAGGGACCGGCCAGGGCCTGCTGACACCCGGAAGCGTGGCCGCTGTTTTGCCCGCTCCACTCCTGCTCCACTCCTGCTCCGTTTCCCCGACTCCGCTGGGGCTCCCTGGCGATCCGAAAGCGCTCCCTTTCACGTCTTGAGGGCTCTTATAGAAATAACTCACTCCCGCAAAACGAGAAAACAAGCGCCCAGCAGATCGCAGAGAAGGCAGAGCAGGAGCCGCAAGGACTTACAACCCCCTCGGCGCTTTTCCTAGTTTTTCCTCCGCAATCGGGGCCGCCCGCTCCCAGGTCAGTAGAGGGGGCCACGGTGCCTCACTCCTCCTAGCGTCAGCCACGGGCACCGGCGCCCGTGGCTGACGCGTCTACGCTTGCTCCAGTCTTGCTCCAGTCTTGCTCCAGCCGACGGGGGGACAACGGGGACAGCGGGGACAGTCAAGGGGGACAATGGGGACATGTGCCCGCCGATGTTCCCCCATGTTCCAGCACGCGGGGGAGCATCGGCGCCCAGCAAGGGATTGCGGCGGGCACAGCCACGGGCACACATGCGCACACGCGGGCACACGTTCCCGTCCCGTCCCGTCCCGTCCCGTCCCGTCCCGTCCCGTCCGGGATGGGGGACGGCCAGCCGCACACCGCGCGCAGTTCCGGCGCACCGTGCGCGAAACCTTTGCTATACTGAAAACGTGGCAAAACGCCCCATAAACAAAGGGCTCCTCGAGACGGGGCGCCAGCTGTACCTGACGCGCAACTGCCGGACGTTGCGCGAGGTCGCGGAGCATCTCGACGTCGAGTATTCGACGCTTCGCAAGGCAGCCGGCAAGGCGAAATGGCGCGAGCAGCGCACCGCCCGAGAAGACAAGCAGCGAGCCGACGCAGCGGCGCAGCTCCGCGCGACCCGATCCGCGGATATGGAATCAGCCACAGACGGCGCCATGAAACTGGTTCGCCTCTCGATCCGCGGCAACCTGTACGCGCTGAAGGATCCGTCACACAAACACGGGCCCAGCGAGCTGAACCTGTATTGTCGGGCGCTCCTGCTCCTGCAAGGTGTCGAGGAGCCGGACACCGACAAGGTCGAGCTGCCCGCAGACATTGCGCCTGAGGTTGTCGCGAGGAAATACCTGCAAGCGCTCGAGGGGCTCGGCGGATAGTGTCGGCGGCGCCGATAGACGTCGGGCCGCTGCGGGCTTTTCTTGCTTCGCCGGTCGCGAGCTGGCGACCGTGGACGACGCCGGAAGGAGACAGCCCGCAAGCCGATTTCCTGCGGGCGGCGGGCACACATAGGGTGGTTGTGTTCCGCAGCGGGAATCAGATCGGCAAAACGGAGGTAGGCGCGGCGTCGCTCGCGCTGATGCTGCTTGGCCACCACCCACACGCCACCGTCCCGCGGCGAGGTCTCCGCGCGTGGTGCTCGGCGCTCAGCTGGGATACGCTCGCGCGGACGCTTTGGCCCAAAATCCAGCCGCTGTTGCCGGACGGCTGCCAGGTTGTATGGCGGCAAAAGAGCCACAACCTACCGCACTCCGTCAGCTATCCGCCGACGGGGAATAAGGTGTTCTTTGTCAGCGCCGAGCAGACACCGGACAAAATGTCGGGCGCGACCCTTCACGCTGCTTGGCTCGACGAGCCGCACCCCGCGCCACACCTGCGCGAGGTTCGCACGCGCTTGCTCAGACATTCCGGGCTTCTGCTCCTGACCTTGACGCCCGTCCGGCGTCGCGGGTGGGTTGAAGATCTCGAGCGCGAGGAGACAACCAAGGTTATCCGCGCCAGCCTGTACGACGCAGCTCGGGCCGGGCTTCACGATCTGGCCGAGGTCGAGCGGTACGCGGCAGCGCTTCCCGAGCATGAGCGGAAGGTGCGCGTGTTCGGCGACCTGGCGCAGGCGGAGGGCGCGGTCTGGCCGGACTTTTCACGGCGGCGGCATTGCGTCCGCGTCCGGGACGGGGCGTTGGTCAACGGCGAGGGCGACCGCGTCGCCCCCTGGCCCCTGCCCGAGTCTTGGCCGCGGTACGCGTCGGTCGACTTCGGGTATCGGAACCCGACCGCGCTCCTGGTTGGAGCTGTCGACCCGTTCACCGGCCGGCTGATTGTCGAAGCGTGCTACTACGCGTCCGGGATCCGCGCGGCGCGCTGGGCGGAGCTGATACAGCGGGAGCTCCCCAGGCTGACGCGGCCGATTGTCGCGGACCACGACCTGCAAGCGCGCGCCGAGCTTGAAGCGCAAGGCGTCCCGACGTTGCCCGCCGTGAAATCCGTTGACGCCGGACTTGAGACGGTCGCGCGCGCGCTGGCCGCGGATCGCGTCGCGCTTGTGATCCGAGACGAGCAGCGAAGCGCCGTCACCGGCCGTTGTGACGCTGAGCGGGTCGCGGCCGAGGTCGAGGCGTACCACTACCCCGAACAGCGAGAAGGGCGGCCGAGCGTACGTGACGCGCCGGTGAAAGTACACGATCACACCTGCGACGCGCTCCGCTACCTGCTGGTAGAGCTGGAGCGGTCGCAAGGCGGGCCGCCGACACCACCCCAGGCGAAGCCGGGCGGGCGTTGGCTCCTGCCGGGCTCGGACGACGAAGACGACGAGTACACCGACCCGAGGTCGTGGGGCCGTGTCGGTGGCGGGCGGTAGCTTGACAGCAGCGAGGGCTATATGAGCGCAGGCAAGATTTCCACTTCGCAATTCAACCTGGCGTCTACAGGCGTCGGCGCAGATTTCCTAACGGCGGACATTTCGCCGAAGCTTGCCGCGAGCATGGCGATTGACGTCACCCTGGACGGCGCGGCGATTCTGTCGGTGGTTGAGAAGGTCGGCGGGACCACGGTGGTTCACTTGCTGAACAGCGGCGCCGCGCTGGGCGCGGGTCATGCCTTCTCGATTATGGGGCCGAGTTTCCAGCCCGGCCGCACGTACAACCTGCGATCCGACACAGACGTCGGCGTCCGGTCTATAACGATCTCGCAGGTTCGCGGCGGGGTTCTGTAGTGGGCTACGGCGGGTACGCGCCAGCGCAGGGGGCAGCAACGGGCGCCACAGTTACCGGCGCAGCGGTAGAGAGCTGCGCGCCGGGGTCTGGGACCCAAGGAACCGCAATCACGGTAACCGGTTCGGGCTTCACTGGCGCGACGTCGGTGAAAGTCGGCGGCGTTGAGGTGCCCAGCTTTTCTATTGTTGACGATGAAACAATCACGGCGACTGTGCCCTATATCGGGTCGAGCGGGTCCCTAACCATCCAAGTAACCGCGCCATTCTATAAAGCTTCACTCCTTGCTTATACAGCGCCGGCATTGTGGACGCCCGCCAGTATGTCCGCGGCGCTCCTGCTCCAATGGCTGGACGGCACCGCTGGCATCACCGAGAGCGGCGGCTCCATTTCTGCTTGGGCCGATCAGAGCACACACGGCCGGGATTTGGCGCAGGCGAGCGGGGCAAATCAGCCGACCTATGCTGGCTCAAACACTGTAGAAATGACCTCCGCTCAAAATATGACCGGCGATCCGCATATATTTTCCGCAATTAGAGGGGGGAGCGGGCGCCACGTTTTCCGGGTCGCTGCGGGTCCCGACGGAGAACATTACAACTTTTACGAGTCCAAAGCAGCCGGGTCCGGGTGGTGGGGCTGGGGTGCGACGCCATATGGATTTGACGGTGCCGCGGGGGACGCAAGGGCGTTTGGGTCCGCTAAAGATAACAGCGGGGCCTATCGCCAGCTCCATTATGACACGGTTTCGGATATATACGACGGCACGCAAAAGATCTACAGCTATGAAGACTTGGGCGACGCTCAGAGATCCTATGTAAACGGCGTCTTAGATAAATCGCAAGCAAAAGGCTGGGCCAGCGGCGCCTATTCGGGCTGGGATACTCTGGCGATTGGGGCGCTATATGTCGGCGGCAGCGTTTATGGCGGGGAGATATCCGTTAAACAGTTTGTGGTCACTGCGGAACTGTCAGAGCGGCAGCGTCAGCGGGTCGAGGGATTTATGTCGTGGAAAACTGCGGGGGACGGTTCATACCTTCCGGTCGCTCACCCCTATAAGGCCCAGGCCCCGCTTGCCGCCGAAGAATGGACGCCGGCGGAGTTGATTACACAGATTTGGCTTGACGCGCAAAATGACGTCGTCGAGAGCGGCGGTGCGGTGTCCAGCTGGGGCGACCGAAGCGGAAATAGTTTTGATTATGCGCAGGCGAGCGCGTCAAACCAGCCTACGCTCCAGGCGACGGGTCTAAATGGCAAACCTGTTATATATTTTGACGGCTCCGAGCACCTGGCGCGGACCAACTCCGGCACGCCCTCGGGAGCGTGGACCTGGTTCGCTGTGGTGAATCACACGGAGGCGTTAGAGGACGAGTACCTGTTTGACGCACAAACGCACCGGCCGGTAGTTGGAATGCGGGGAAACGTTGACGGGCCGTGGTATTCTGACAGTGCCACCATGGTTGACTCGGGCGACGTTGCATACGGAATACAGGTCATATCTTGGGAAATGGCAGCGAATGGAGATATATATAGGAACGGAACTTCCATTGCCTCCCCGACGCACGCTGGCGCGACACCTAATCTAGACGGGGCCTCAGCGATTCCCGCCAGATATGACGGAACCCTTGAGTGGAAGGGGAGCATCGCCGAGTTTATTATATGTCCGGGGGAGCTAAGCACAGCCGACCGACAGAAGGTCGAGGGTTATTTGGCGTGGCGCTGGACTGGCGGCACCACAGACCTGGTCGCGGCCCTTCCCGTCTCTCACCCCTTCAAGACAGCGGCCCCCACCGTATCAGACTAGGAAAGACAACATGAGCCATTGTATATTCGCGACAGAATCAGCCGCCACAGAATACTGCGCGACCGCATATGCCGACTGGATTGCGTCGCACCCGGGCGAAGAATACCGGGCACAGACTACGACCTGGGCAACGCCAGCGCAGCGGCTTACGGATAGCCAATGGGTCGTGCCCGCGTGCCCTGCCACCGACAACACCGGGCAGACAATCGAGCAGAGCGATCCGAGCTGGTACCCCGAGCCAGAGCGGCCCTAGCGTGCTATGGTCCGCCGCGCACCGATCACACTTGAAACGCTCGCGCGATTTTGTCTGCGGGGGTTGCTGATATGCGCGGTCGCGGTCTGCGCTTGGTACTGTTCCGAGTTGTCAAAGCAGGTCGGAGAGCTGCGGCGGGAGCTACGCGCCCACCGGCACCGCGTGGAGGTCTACTGACATGCAAGCACTGATAGACCAGGCGCTACCCTCGCTGATTACGTCGGGCCCGCTGGCGATGGTTCTGTTTGCCGCCGTCGGCGTTTTGTGGCGAGATAACCAGTCGACCCGCGCGGAGCTGCGCGCGCAACACGCCGAGCAGGCCGCCTTTTTAAAAGACCTTCTGGGGAGCAAGGACGACGCATGAGCGAGAACGGAAACGGCAACGGAAACGGCCACGCGACCCCCGAAGACCTGGAAGCGCTCCGCGCGGAGGTGCGGAAGCACTGCAAACCGCCGCACCCTGACGAACTATTCGCCAGGATCCGAGACAGCGCCCACGTGCGGCGCGTGCTTGCGCGCGCCAAGGCGAAGGCGGAGAAGTGAAGCGGGCCGCGCTTGCCTTGCTGCTGTCGCTTGCGGCGTGCGTCCCGCAGGCTGTGATAGACCAGACGGAAACCGAGGTAGCGGTACACGTCGGCGTCTTGCGGCTGGACGCGGAGGCGCCGCTAAGCGCGGCCGATTGGAGGCGCGCATATGGCGCGAGCTTGGACGCGTGGGAAGCGCAGCGCAGCGCCTTGGCCGGAGAGTAGGCGCGTGAGCTGGGTCACGGAAACCATCAGCGACGCGCGCGCGCTGCTGGACTCTGCGCCCGTTGACGACCTAGACCGGGCCGCCACGTCCGCATTTCTGGGAAAGCTCGAGGCCGGCGGGGGCGAGCTCCTCAAGATCGGTGAGGCCCGCGCTAAGCGGATCGCGGAAGAATGGCTGTTTGGGCTCAATTCGTTTGGCGAGACGGAAGCCGAGGAGCGCGCGCGGCTGCGCTACCTGCGCGAGGTCGCCGGACTTGAGGCGCTGCTGACCGCTTCCGGCGTCGCAGCCGAGCATGTCGTGCGCGACGCGGAGGAACGCGAGGCCGACTGGCTCGCGCTGCGCGACGTCTTTCTCGAGGCCGGGCAGTTTGCGCTGAAAACCGGGCTTCCCTTCTTGCTGCGGTCGCTGCGTAGTGGCTGAGGTTGCTGTGATTTCTTGTCTGTTCGGCGTTTCGGCGGGGGTCGTCGCGCTCTGTGTAGCGTCGGCCCGCGGGAGGTTCTAGCGTGGGCTCAATTCTGACGGGATCACAAGACGCGAGCGCGAGCTATACCGCGGACCTGTCGGCGGCGTTGCGCGCGCCGGTTGTCTACGATCCGAGCTGGTCGCAGCGCTCCGACCGCTGGGTTTGGGAGAAGATCCGAAGGGACGCGAACGCGGCGCACGCGATTTCGTACCGCTGCCGGCTGGCCGCTGGGCTGGAATACTGCGTCGAGCCGGCCAGCGACAGCGACACGGACAAGGAGGCCGCTGCGATCTGCGAGGAGCTGCTGGGCGGTATTGAAAATTTCGCGGACGCTCGCGCGGAGCTGGCTTCGGCAATCTTCCGCGGCAGCGCGTACGCCTACATTGAGGGCGCGCGGGAGACTCGGCTTGTTAACGGGCGCGAGGGGTTCTGGTGGGTTCCGAGCAGGTTGGTAGATTTCGACCGCCGCCGCTTCTCGCGACGTCGTCAACAGGACGGGTCGATAGCGTGGGAACTGTACAGCCTCGAGCGGGAAGCGTGGGAACCGCTCGGCGACCGCTTCGCCTGGTTTGTTCGCCACCATTTCGACTTGACCGAAGCCAGCCTGGGCTACGGGCGCGGGCTGCTTGATTCTGTCTTCGTGGCGTCGGACTTGAAGGCGCGCACGCTCCAGCTGTACGCGGACGCAGGCGCACGCGCGGCGACGGGCTTCGTCACGCTGGCGATTGAGTCCATGCGGGGCCCGGACGGACGCCCGAACCGGGGCGACGGGACGTCGGCGGAAGACGTCGCGGACGCGTGGGCGGAGGCGATCCGAAAGCACCGGGGCAATAACACTCTCGTACATGACAAGCGCGACGAGGTGAAGGTTCACACCGGGTTTGCCGAGTCTTACTCGCTTCTCCAATCTTTGATCACCTATTGTGACAACGCAGTGACCAAGGCCGTACTCGGCTCGATTCTCCCGACGTCCGGCGACGGCGGCGGCAGCTTCGCAATGGCCGTCGTTCAAGGCAACGCGACGGAGTCTCTCGTACAGGCCGACCGTAAGCGGCTGAGCGAAGACTTGACGCGCGACCTGGTCGGGCAGGTCTGGCGTTTGAACTGGGCGCAGATCGTAGACGCCGGACTAGGGCGCGCGCGCCCGCCGTCGCTGCGGATCACGCAACGCGCCCGCGAGGAGCCGAAGGAGGACGCGCAGATAATTTCCGCCGCGCTGGCTGCGGGGATCCCGCTGCGGTCAGACGAGGTCTACAAGCGGCTCGGCTTCACGCCCCCGGGACCTGACGATGACGTCATAAGGGGCGGGGCGAGCGTCGCGCCCGCTGGCGGCTTCGAGGACTTGCTAGGGTTGCCGACAATGGCGAGCAATGGCTAAGCGGGTCCGGCAGCCGGCCGCCGAACTGGAGATTCTCCAGCACTCGACGCACGCCGGGCTGGTTGACGCGCTCGCGCGACTGGCCGCGGGGCAGCTCGAGGGCGACGAACGCGCAGCGCGCGACGGGGAGCTCGACCTGGCCGACCAACTCGGCGAGGCAATGGCGGCGGCGGACCTATTCGGCCGACGTCGTCTGATTCTCGAGGCGTCCGCGGCAGCCGGTCAGCGGCTGTATGCTGCGCCGGGCCCGCTTCCGCAGGTCGGGTTTGTGGAGGCCGTCGGGGAAATCCTGCGCAGGTACCCTTCCGCCGCCGCCGGCTGGCGCGACGCGCGAGACAAGTACGCGGCGGGCGCCTTCGCGCTGGCGCGCGCGGCTTCGGTGAAGGTCGCGGGCCACGTCCGCGACGTGATTGAGAGGGCGGTCAAGCTCGGCACACCGCAGGACGAAGCGGTGGCGGACATCCTCAAGTCGCTGCGCAGCGGGTCGCAAGACGTTGACGGCGGCGCCCGTTACACGAACGCCTACTCAGAGACAATTTTTCGGACCAACCTGGCGACGGCGTACACCGAGGGGAGACTAGAGCAGGTCCGCGACCCGAATATACGCAAGGTGATAGGCGGCTTCCGATTTGACGCAATCGAAGACAGCGCGACGCGTGAGAACCACAGAGCGCTGGACGGTTTCACGGCAGCAACCACCGACCCGGTTTGGAAGCGCCTAAAACCTCCGCTTGGTTACAACTGTCGCTGCGCGCTGGTCATGGTCCCGCACACCCAAATGACGGCAGCTCACAACACGGACGGCTTCGCCCGGTTCAAGGCTGGCGACTGGGGGACGGGTCCCGATCAGGGCTTCCGCCAGCTCTAAGCGCGAGGTCAAGCGCCCGCTCGTACGCTAGGCGCTGTTCAACCGCCGCGCGGATATAGCTCGAGACGGTCACCCCGGCGCGGTAGCTCCGCGCGCCGACTTCGGCGAGGTCGCCAGCGCGGAGGCGGAACGTACAAGCGTGGCTGGGGTCTTTTCTCACTGTCTACAATGTACACGTAGCGGGTGACATTGCCCGCGGTGTAGCCTCGCGATGTGGCTGAGATCCCGACATATCAGGCGAAAAAAGACGAGCGCGGGAACTGGCGCATCTTCGACGTCCCGGTATTTGCAGTCCATACGGACGACCGCGGCTCCAAGCCAATTGAGTTCGACGCGGCCTGGTTGCGCAAGGCGCTGAAGCAGGCGCAAACGCGCGAGTCGGAAGGCTACCTGCCGCCGCTTCACGTCCGACACCACGGCGACCCAAAGGGAGCCGACGCCGCGGGTAAATTCCAGCTAACCAGGCTGGGAACGATCCGCCACGACGGCGAAGACGTCGCGGCGCTGTTCGCGGACCTGGTCGACGTCTCGCCCGAGATATACGCGGAGATACAGCGCGGCAAGCTGGCGTATAGGTCGGTTGAGATCTTGGACGTCGATTCGCCCGAGCTGGATTCGCTCGCGCTGTTGAGCGACGAAGTCCCTTACTTCCGCTTTCCGCTCCTGCAAGTCAAAGAAGCGACCGCCGCCGGCTACGCGCTGGCGTATCGCGCCGAAGACGGCGGCCGGGGCGCTTCAGTTCTTTTCCGCTTTGGAGGGCCAAACATGGCAACCGAAACCGTCACGCTAGAGGCTGAGCCCGAGGTCACGAAGGCCGAGGCCGAGCCCGAGACCTACCAGGAGCCGGACACGCAAGACCTGGCCGCGGTGCTCGCTTCGTTCGGCGAGACGCTGAGCAAGATCCTTGCAGCCGTCTCCAAAGAAGAAGACGAAGAAGAAGAAAAAGACACCGACGACGAGCCCGAGAACGCCGCCGAAATGGCGACGCGCTCTGCGGACGACCGCGACAAGCAGGCCGGGCAGCTGGCCGCGCTTGTCGGTCGGCTCGAGGCGCTCGAGGCTCAGAATCTGACGCTGCGCGAAGACGCGCAGGCGGCCGAGGCCGTCAGCAAGGCGCGCCACCGTCGCGTGAGCGAGGAAACGCTGCGAACCTTCACGGCTCAGCGCGCAGAGCGCGGGCTAGCGTTCGCGGCGGGCTGGCTCGAGAACCAGCCAGGCTGCGCGGTCAACGACCCGCCCGCCTTGGCGACTCGCGACCTACCGCCGCGCGGCCCGGTTGATCCGCCCGAGGTCGAAAAGTACGCGGCCTATGGGCCGGACGCGCTCGACCGCGCGCGCAGTATCGCCCGCCAGCACTCCGCCCGCAGCGCGGCCGGCATGCTCAGCGAAACCAACACACTCGAGAACTACCTGCGGGTCAACTACGCCGCAGAAACCACAGAGGGGCGCTAGCTATGGCACTCGCAGCAGACGACAGCGGCATCCGCTTGGCGCTCGCGGACTCGAACCGGTTTACGGTCGTGAACGCGAATCAGATTTTCAAGGGCTCGATTGTCGGGCTCGACACGGCAACGGGGCGGATCCGCACCTGGGCCGACGTGACAAACCTGCTGGTTTGCGGGCACGCTCAAGAGGGCGGCACCGGCGACGCGGGCGGGACGGTCACGGCAGCGGTGTCTACCGGGGTTCGGATCTTGCAAAAGGTCGCATGCACCGGCGTTACCGCGATCACAGACATCGGGACCGCGGTTCACGCCACCGACGACAACACCTTGACTCTCACCCCTGGCAGCAACGCGCCGGCTATCGGTCGCGTTGTTGCTTTTCACACCGGGACCACGGTCGACGTGCTCCTGACGGCCATGAGCTAGGAAGGGGCTGAGCTATGCCCGCACCATTGGTTGGCGTATCCCTGCCAGGCGACGCATTCCGTGACATCCGCAGCGAATTCCTGAGCACATACGAGACGCGGCGCGCTTCAAACGCAATGCTCTCCAAGATCATGCGACTAGGGGTCCCCTCTAGTCAGAAAACTGAGCGCTACGGCTACTACGAATCGCTCCCCAGTCTTGCGCGACAGGACCGCGGAACGGCCGTTGCCGAATCTGCGTTCGGCGGTGTCAGTTATTCAGTTTCTAACCATGTTTGGTCCCGTAGCGTGGGGTTCAATCAGGACGACGCCAGCGACACGAACCTGGGCGATTTGTTGACCTACATTCGTGGGCTCAGTATCCGGGCCGCGGACGTCGCGGAACGCGTCGCGTTCCAGATCCTGCTGGGAACCACCGACCCCGACCTGTTGTCGGCGATCCCGCTGGCGCCCGACGGCGCGGCGCTGTTCGCCACCACGGCCAGCGGTGCCGCACGCTTCGGCGTGACGAACGGCAACCTGTTGACGGGTACAGGCGTCGCGACGGCAGCGGCTGTCCGGTCTGATTTCTGGTCGGCCCTCGGGCAGGCTACCCTGTTCCAGGACACCGACGGGCAACCGCTGCTTGATCCTGGGTTTGCGTCCGGCGGCGTGACGGTTGTGTATTCGGCCAGTAACGAGGAAGTTTTTCGTGAGGCGTTTCTACAGTCGATCACGGTCGACAGCAACGCCGGGGTAACGAACACGGTTCTGCAAAGCGGGATCCCGCTCACATTGTGGTCGAGCCCGAGAATTACGGATAACGACTGGGTAGTCAGTTTCGACGGGCTGCGCACGCCGGCACTGTTCGAGCAGGTCCGGCAGGCTCCTCGGCTGATCGCGGAGACGCGAGAAAACAGCGAGCGCGCGCGCCGATTGCGTGAGGACGCGCTAATCGTGGACATGCGCAGCGGCTTCGGCGTCAACCTGCCTTACGCCATGTTGAAGGTCAACAACTAGCAAGCAACACACGCCCGCCCCGACTGGCAACAGGGGGCGGGCGGAACACGCAAGGGGGACAGCGTGACGACACCACAGCTCTACAGAATTGGGCTCAACCCGGACGCGCCGCTGCATAGCGTCACGGCGGGCGGTCTAAATTTCGTTCCGCATACGTTCGCGGTCGCGCTAAACGGCGACGGCGAGACGGAGCGCAGCAAGGTTCGCGGCTCGATTGTCGAGACCACGCCCGAGCAGCTCCAAAAGGCGCTGGAGTCTGCGTCGCATAAACACGCACGCTCGACGAAGGGCGCGAGCGCTCGCACCTGGATGGTTGACGACCGGCTGAAGTACCACCGGCCGCATCCGTCGGACACGTGCGTGGCTCAGTGGCTGTACGCGGAGCCGGTCGGGCCGGAGGCTGCGCCGCTGGTCGAGGTCACGCGCCCGAGTCTGGCGGAGACGCTGGGCAAGGTCGCCAAACCGAAGGCGAAGCGGAAGCGCGGACGACCGCGCAAGACAGCGGCGCCGGTCGTCAAGGTCGAGGCCGAACCGCAGGCAACCAAGGCAGGGTAGCGCGTGGCGTCACCGACCGAAGGCGAACTAAACGGACAGATACAAGACGCGGTTCGGTTGTGGTGGAACTACCTGAACGGGACCACGACCGCCGCGGACTCTGACACGTTGCTCGCCTCGATTGAGTCGGACTATGCGCGGGAACAGGCCGACTCCGCTGTCGGCTTCCGGCGAAATTCCGCGGCCGTTATCGGCGGCGGCGCTGCGCTGATTGCTCCAATCCTGCGCGCGTACGTTCACCATCAGATCGGGCTACCAGACCGCGACCCGCAGCGCGTAATCACGCGCATTTATCGCTACTTCGCCGACAACTCAAAGAGCGTCGAATCCAGGTCGTTCACGTACGGTGCCGACGGCGCCAGCTCGCCCGCAATGACCACGGGCACGAACACGGGAGACGGCGCGGTCTTTCGGCTCGTGATCGACGAGGACGGCTTCAACGTCGAGGCGCTGAGCCAGGAGCTTAAAGAGCTCAAGGTAATTTCAGACGGTGAGACTGGAAGTAACAGGCACGAAGAATCATGGCGCGTGCTCGGCGCTGCGCCAGGAACCGACCTGCTCACCGCGACGACGTCGGGAAGCGGCGTCACGCGCGTGGTTCCTGCCGTCTGTTCGCGGAATTCTCTGCTGTCTAATCCGTCGTTCAGCTCCGCGAGTATCGCAGCCGGGCTGCCGGCGACGGGCGCAGCCGTCACGCTCGCGACGGGTGACACCATTTCAAACTGGACGCTCAGCGCTGCCGAGACCAACTATCAGCTGACCGCCGTCACCGCGGATACCTTCAAGGATCCCGTAGGCGATACGACGCCGCGCGCGCTTCGGCTGTTGGGCAACGCGGGCGTGTCGCAGACGTTCGCGACGGCTAACATTCGATTCACAACCAGCACGCCGTACCTGCTCACACTTGGGATCAAGCGCGAGTCGTCCGCGGACGGAACGATCACCATAAGCTGGGGCAGCAAGAGCCAAGCGGTAAGCGTTTCAGGCTTGGCCGCAGGCTGGAACCTGGTAGCGCTCGACCGCGACCGCGACCTATGGCCGGGCCGATTCACCGAACCGACGACGGGCACCGGCGTTTCGATTGTCTGGTCGGGCCGGTCAACGGGTGAGCTGGTCTTGGACGAGGTCACGCTAGCGCCGATGGTCTCAATCGACGGGACCTTCTGGCAGTTCGTGGGATCTGAAACTCGCTGGAAACTTGACGACGCCGGAGCGATCACGGACGCGCTCAGCGGGACCGATTCCAAAATACAGCGCATGTTGGCCGTCAGCTTCGGCAGGTACTTGCCGCACTCGGGCAGCCCGACGTTGGCCGACCCATGACCCTAGAGGCGGACGTCCAGGCTCGCACGTCAACACAGCTCCTGGTCGAGCTGACGAACGCCGGCGACCTGTCCGCGACGACCGTCAACGCCGCGCGCCTCTCGCTCGCGGTCACGGACACGCAGGCCGAGTTTGCGACCGAGACCGGCCTGGCGTATGACGACACGAACGACACGCACACCTGGGCGGGCGTCAAGGGCGTGGTCTATCACCTGTTCGCCTATACGGCGCGCGAGGCACCCGCCGGGATCCGTGAGGCGTGGTCGTCCGCGCTCCTGCGGATCGCTCAGACAAGCGGAGCGGCCAAGCCCCTACTGCCGGCGTCGTCGTCCGTGCTCGAGCCGTCAGAGAGGCCGGCAGGCGTCCGGCCGGACTTCGACCGCGAGCGGCTGTCAGGCTATACGCTGGACGGGCCGAGGAGCGGCCCCGCGGAGTACGACCGAACCAGCGGCGTTTAACGTGGCGGTGTTGCGGATCACGGCGGCGCGGGTTACTGCCCTGCTCGGCGCGCTTGAAGACCTAACCGATCCGCTCAACCAGGCGGGCGCGCTGATTGTCGCGCGGTCTCAAGACGCGTTCCGCGAGCAGAAAAGCCCGGACGGCGCGAAGTGGCAACCGCGCATGACGCCGAACGTACCTGGAATCGTGGCGAGTTTGAACCAGGGCAGAAAACCACTCTCGCGCCATTTGAAACCGGGCCCATCATTGCTGAACACGGGCAGGCTGCGGAGGTCGATCAACTGGAAGGCCGGGCCGGACTTTCTCGAGGTCGGCTCCAATTTGTCGTACGCGGACACCATGCAATCTGGCGGCAAGACTTCGCACACGCTCCAGCCGACGGGGCGCCGCACGTTGGCGGAATGGATGCGGACGGCGACGGGTCGCAGGCACAGGGACGACCTGGGCTGGCTGTTCTCTCAGCCTTCCTTCGACGTCGAGGTCGCTGCCCGGCCCTTCGTTCAGATCACCGCCGACGATGAGCGGATAATCGAGGAGCGAGTGCAGGCGCACTTCGAGGACGCAGCCAATGGCTAGCGCCTCCCCCGACAGCGCGCTCCGCGTTCCGGGCGCATTGATCGCAGCGCCGAGCGACCTTGCCGCCGCGTTTCCCTTCGGCGGCACGGAGCTCGGACTGGTTCAAGCCGTCCAGCTCCGCCGCGAGGCGCGCCGCGAGTTGATCCGCGCGGAGGAGTTCGGCGCGGAGGTCGTCGACGTGCTCGACCTGGGCGAAGACTACCTGCTGGCGTGCTCGCTTCGCGGCTGGGACTCGGACGCGTGGGCGAAGGTCTACAAGAATTCGTCGGTGGGAGCGGCGTCGGGGCGAGCGTCCCCACACTCACCCGGCGCCGTTTCCGCCGGCATTCTCCGCAGCGGCGCAGCGTTCGGCTTGCTGTTCGCGCCCGAGGACGTCGACCGACACCCGGCGGTGTATTTCCCGCGCGCGCTGGCGCTGACGGTCGAGGCGTTGACGGTCGATCTAAACCGGACCGGCGAAGCGCTGACGGGCGTCGTGTTCCGGGCGACGCGTCGCGGGTTTTCCGCGGGTGATCTGTGCCAGGTCGCGTTGCTTGCGGACGTGACGCTATGAAGGTGACAAGACTATGCGACGTGGCGAAGGTCCCCGGCAAGGTGCTACACACGCCGCAGGCGTGGGACGTCCTGGTTGATTCGGCGCGGGCCATGGTCGCGGCGGGTGTTGTCGTCACGCTCTCAGACTGGGCAACGTGGACGCCAACAGAGCGGGCCGCGTTCACGTTCGCTTTCCAGGCCGACTACCGGGCGACTAGTGAGGCCGTCGCGCGGCTATTTGACGGCGTGCCGGAGCCCGATTCCGCCGAGGGTGTTTTGGGCGCTATGCTGGACAGAGCGACGGAGGCGGGGGCGTGAACGCTTGGCAAGTCGCGCGCCAGCTCAAGAGCCTGCTAGCGGCGGCGGTCTGGCTGGATAGTCCGGGCGGGTCCGTCTTCGGCACGGTCGCGGTTAGCGCGGGGCCCAGCGCTGCGGAAATCGGGCGCATGAGGTGGCCGGTCTGTCTGGTTGCTGTCGGGTCTTCGACGGCAGACCGCGAGGAGCCGGGGCTGGTTCTCCAGCAGTACGAAATCCGGCTCGCGCAGCGGGTCGCCGGGGATCCCTTCGCCGAGGGCGCGACGCTTGGCGGGCCGAGAAGCGGCGGCCAGGGGCAGAGCCAAGGGCGCGGCGTGCTCGAGCTTGAGGAGGTTCTGATGACGGTTGCCGGGCAGCTGGCGGAGCAGAACGGCGTCCAGCTCCGCTGCGACTATCGCTCAGCGGTCGCGGTGACAGAGGCGCCCGAGGTCGGCGGCTCCGTCGCGCTCCGCTCGCTGACGCTCGAGGCGTGGACGGGCGTCGACAGGTCGTATCCCCCTCCGCTCGCGCTGTCGGCGTCGGTTGCGGCGCCCAACGTGGCGCTGAGCTGGACGCTACCGCCGTCGCGCTACGATACGTTGGGGCTGGTATTGCGTCGCGCTACGGGCTCGACACCGCCCGCAACGGCTACGTCAGGAACAGGGGTAACCGTGGGCGCGCTGGTGTCGTCGGTTTCTGACGCGCCCGGTTCGGGTACGTTCTCTTATGCTCTGTTTATGGGGTACGACGAGACGTCGTCGCCTCCCGCGACAGCGGACAGGCACAGCGCAGCGGCGACGGTCGCGGGGGTCGTGGTGCCCTAGTGGTTGAGATCAGGATTGAGCTAGAGCTTGCCGACGCGCGGAGAGACCTTGAAGAATTTCAAAAGGAATTAGAAGCGGCGGAAAGCAAGGCCGAGGACCTAGAGAAGCGCGACCCGTCGGGCCCAGCTGCGCCGGGTCGACCGCGCGCCGGAGGTCGAGCGAGGCCGGGCGGCCGGGCTGCCGTTGATCCCATGATGAAGGGCTTGGCCGTGAAGGTCGCCGGGGCCGTGGCGTCTATAAAGCTGATGCAACTCGGGCTTGACGTTCTCGGGCAGAAGGTTGAGGGGATCCTGGGCGAGCAAATGCAACGCGCAGCGGCGGAGCTCGGCGCCAAGGCGGGAGCGGTCGCCGTGGCTACGGCTGGAGTTTCTAAGGCGTTCCAGGCTGCCGGGGCGCTGGGGCTCGCTGGCGGGTTCACGGCAGAGCAGCGGGAGTTTCTAACGGCGCGCGCGGCGGAGGTCGCAGCAGCGCAGGCGCGCAACGAAATCCAGAAAGCCGACCGCGCCCGCTCGCGGGCCGCGCTTGCAGCCCCGAACGCGCTAAAAGACGCGCTCGGCGCGTTGGGCGGCGCATAGTGGCGCGCCGTCTGCGGATTTCTTATGGATCAATCGTTACCGGCTCTGCCGTCGGTTCGTCGGCGCTGACGCTTGACGGGGTCCACAGTTTCCGGCGGGACGACGAGTCGTTTGATCTGTCGGCGTCGTTTGT